CGAAGAAATATCGAGGAATCCATCAAGAAATTGGAGGAAAGAGATATTGTCGCTTTGACCATGAATACAGGTGATATGGTTACACAATCATATGGAATTGATTACACACCAAAACCTGTGGTCGATGCGAAATCTCCGACCAAATTCCAGACATTAGCACAATTTGAACACTATGGTACTATGCCAAGTGGACGAGTGAGACCAAAATCAGAAGTGGTCGTGTCTCCAGCATCTGCAGTTGTTACTGCAGTGACTGGAGTTGCTAATATCTTCGGAAAACCTGCTAACTGTAGGAAAGCCGACGATCCTGGAAATCCAGTTCCTTCGTGGGCTCCATATCAGAAGTATCTTTCTGGAGCAGGAAATGCCTATCAGGAGTTTCCCTCTGACGTTATGGAATGGGCTTTACAAGACATGATTCGTGAAATGGACGATTTGTGTGCATCAGGAATGGGAAAGGAACTCTTATCCCGAGTCAGAGTCCTTGATGATGTCGAGACGGTATCAGGTATTGATGGAATGAATTTCGTCGATGCTATGAAACCCAAGACATCCATGGGATGGCCAGTCAATAAATCCAAAAAGGGTTTTCTTATTGATCTAGAAGAAGATCTTGAGAGATACCCGACCACAACTTGCCCCCGTCTCTTAGATGAAGAGACAATGCAACTTGCCGCGAGAGCGCGTGAATGTTGGCGTCGTAATGAACGATCGTATGAAGTTTTTAAAACTTGTACAAAAGACGAACCAACAAAAATCACGAAAGATAAGGTGAGATGCTTTCAAGCAGCTCCAGTTTCTTTGCAAGTGAACATTCGTAAATACTATTTGACTTTGTGTCATTTTCTTTCAATGAGTTCGCTTAAGAGTGAATGCGCCGTTGGCGTGAATGCTCAAGGAAAGGGATGGCACGAATTGAATCAGCACATGACGAAGTTCGGCCTGGACCGTATTGTTGCGGGTGATTTCTCTGCCTATGATCAACATATGTCAGCAAGAGTGATCTTGCTAGCATTTAAAATTTTCGAACATATCGCTCGGAAGGCTGG